TCAACCTCGGTGGCCGTCATGGCACCGTCGATATTCGGAAAGGTACTCTTGATGGTACTCTTGAGCAGCCTCAGATGATCGTCGGCCTGCGATAGGCCGTCAGTCGCTGCAGGGTTGGCTGCATTGAGACTGTTGATGTACGTTCCAGTTTCTAGGGCCATCTTTGGTTTTCCTGTTGGTGGGAGCTAAGGAGCCTCTCTGAGGGGCCTCTGCTGTGATATCTGGGTGTGTTGCTGAAGGCCTGACAACAACAACAACAACGGCAGGCTTTAGTCGGCTTTTTGAAATCCATTGATTTCTAGAGGCATGGGGGCCTCAAAAGCAGGCTATGGGACCCGAAAAGCAGCAACATTTGCCGCTCTTCTGCCAGTCTGATGGTTGCTTCAGTTTTAACTCATTGATTTCATTGGATACTGCAGTCAACGGATGTGATATCCGATGACCCCCGGCGGTACTACCAATCATCCGTGAGACATTAGATTTCATTTGTGATTTTTATTGCGGACTATATGTTTTTCTTTGAAAAGAATTGGGATTTACTTAAGAAACACTAAAGTCTGCACCAAGCATGAACGACAAAACAAACACATAAAGGCAAATCAACAGCAGACCCACAGTACTCTTAAGTCAACTAAAGAGCTCATATGTTTCTATAGTTATCTATTAGTTATCATGTGTTGAACTCAAGCAGCTATGGTACTCTTAAGAGCTCTACAGTCTTTCTCTTTTAGTTTTCTCATCACTGTTTTAATCGTTATAGTCTTATTATCTAAAGAGAAAACTCTCAGAGCTCTTAAGAGCAGACAAATAGACACTCATTTGGGAGTTACTATTGTGTCTATCTGCCTGCCGTCTTAAGAGACCTAGAGCTATACTCTCTATAAAGGTGGACATAATATAACCTATTGAAAACATTAGGTTTTCTGAGGTCACTTTAGAGCTACTTTAGAGCCACTTTAGAGCCACTTTAGAGCTCCTATAAGTCCACTTTAGACCAACCAATGAGTCCACGCTGCGTCATATGTGATCAAAAGTATCCGATGACCTACCAAAGCAACTTAAGTATGCTATAGTTGTCCTCAGCTACTCTGGCGGTTTGTCTGCATAGAGATAACCTCTAAGGATAAATCAATAGGTGGTCAGAGGGTCTTACTCGTGCAGTCACCGTGCGTACATACAACCAAGGTTGACGGCTTGTAAGACCCTCGTCCCTTCCTTACCTTCTCTACTATTCGCAGCTTCTCAAGCCTGTCTCTGGATCAAAGAAGCAGGCCTCGGCACCGTCAGTGCTCTGTAGGTTATCATCAGCATCCTCAGATGCAACCTCGTTGAGCACGCCGTATCTTTTGCCTGCCGCACGGAACGTCGTGATGCCCTTGCAGCCTGCAGCCCACGCATCCTCGTAGAGCTTCTTGAAGTCCTCGTAGGACACACTGTCGCCAACATTACATGTCTTACTGACGGCACTGTCGACATACTTCTGAGACAGCGCCAGAACACTGAGGTGTTCCTCTGCAGAGATTTCATTGGCAGTACGACCGTGGACACCTTGGCGGTACGCATAGTCCTCGACACGCAGCACCTTTTGACCGTCTTCAAGGTTCATCGTGCGATCATAAAAGAGGCTGAAGGGTGGCTCGATGCCGCTGCTTACGTTGTCTGCTGTGAGGCTGATAGTGCCTGTCGGTGCGATAGACGTCAGGTGTGAGTTCCTGATGCCACATTCCTTGATCCTCTCACGGACACTCTCAGGCAGCGTCTTGATGAAGGCACCATTGAGGTACTTCTGTTCGTCGTACAGTGGAAAGCTGCCCTTCTCTGAGGCGAGATCAGCAGACGCATAGTAGCAGTGGTTCCTCAGCACCTGCAGCACTCTACTCGTGAACTCCATGAAGTGCTCTGAGGAATATCGATAGTTCAACATCTCGGCAGCGTTTGCCAAGCCTGTGATGCCAAGGCCCATCCGTCGCTTGTCTTTGGCCTCTTTCTCTTGCGAGGGCAGGGGGTAGATCGTGCGATCAATGACGTTGTCCATGGCTGCTACGACGTCGTAGATGTCCTTCTTGAACTGCTCCCAATCGAAGTCTCTCTGGCCTCTTTTAGGACCGCTGACAACGTAGCGTGTCAAGTTGAAGGACCCTAGCAGACATGCGCCATACGGTGGCAGCGGCTGCTCTCCACATGGGTTCGTCGCCTCGATGGTCTCGCAGTACCACAGGTTGTTCATCTCGTTGATCCTGTCGACAAACAGCACGCCCGGCTCTGCCCAGTCCCATGTCGACCTCATGATCATATCCCACAGAGCTCGTGGGTCGATCTCCTTGTATACTCTACCGTCGAACTCCAGAGGGAACGGCTTGTTATCTCTGAGGCACTCCATGAACTTGTCGGTCACACCCACGCTGACATTAAAGCCAGTCAGGCGGTCGCTGTTGTGCTTCGCTCTGATGAACTCCTCGATGTCTGGGTGATCGATGCGTAGGACACCCATCTGAGCGCCTCTACGGTGCCCACTGGACGCGATAGTCTGGCACACGGCGTCGAAGATACCCATGAAGCTCACAGGGCCACTGGAGCGGCTCTCTAGGCTCTTAATGAGGTCGCCTTGAGGTCTGATGCGGCTGAAGTCGTAGCCTATGCCACCACCGCGTCTCATGGTCTCTGCAGCCTCTGTGGCTCTCTGCATAATGGAGCTCATGCTGTCGTCGATCTGGCCTGAGACGAAGCAGTTGTATGCTGTGGTCTGTCGTGCTGATCCCATGGCGTTCTGCACGCGGCCTGCAGGCAGAAACCTCATGTTTCTGAGGATGTCCTTGAAGCGCACGAAGTGGTCGTCGTTGTCCTTTAGTGCTTGAGCGATACGCACGCATTTCTCATAGAAATCCTCACCGCTCTGACGGTATTTCTGTGCGTCGACGACGTTGGAGAGTTCAAGGGTTGGGCCGTAGTGTTGGTTGTGATCATGTACCGTCATTTTGTGGGGTGCGTCCTTCTAGTTGGTTAATGCGAAACTGTGCGTATCTGATGATCTTCTTGAGATCGTCGGTCTCATCTGCTGAGGGCTTTCGCCCGGCTCTTGCGGCATACTTGATGATGTTGCCGCGCCAGAACTCCATCTGGTTCAACATGATGAACTCGATGGGCTCCACAGGCAGGCTGTTATAGTGGTGCGGATTTGAAGCTCGGTCGCTTTCTTTCGTCATCTCTGACCGTTCCTCCGTGTAAATGTTTACGCAGGTCACCCTGCAGAAATACCTTGAGCTCGTGCTCGATCATCCTGATGCCAAGCGCGTACTCTTCTAAGGGTGTTGGGTGGGGGTTCTTAAAGCTTGCTCTTGTTTTAAACGGTATTAGGCCTGCTTTAGTTGCCTTGTACCATGTCGACTTGGTGATGTGCTCTGTAGGGCTCTGTTTAGCCATCGTTGTAAGCCTCATCTACTGATCTGAGGTACTGCGTGTGCTCCCTGATAGCTGCCGCGACATCAAAGAGACCGTTGGCTACCCCAAAGAATGCAGAGCCTTCTGTTCCTGAAGGATCAAGCAGCGCGACCCGAAGCAAACCAATGAGTGCATCCATGTTTTCTTCGTTGTTGTTGCTGTTGTTATTATTATCAGTTGTGTCCATCTCTCGTGGGCTCCCATAGTTTTATCGTGCGTGTCTTGTCGTCCCAATCGACGTGCCTAAGTATTCTGGCGCATCGAGCTTGGGTGAGTGCGTCGGCCTCTGTCAGGCCTGCCTTCTGATAGGCTTGGACAACCGACGACCACTGAGGCTTAGGGCCTGCGAGTATCTTCTCGGCTGTCTTGGCTCCGACTTTTGGGCAGCCTGAGTAGCCGTCAGTGACGTCGCCAGTCAGCGCCTGCATCAGGAAGTTCCTGTCGGCCTGCTCCTTGGTTATTTCCAAGAGCTCACCAGTCATTGGCCTATAGAGACGACCGGGGATGGTCTTCAGGTCCTTGTCGTCACTAACGATGATACTGTCGCCTAAGTCAGGGCGTGTCCCAAGGATGCCTAAGACATCGTCGGCCTCTAGCAGGGGCTCTGTGTGCGTCCTGAAGTTGGCCTTTGCCCATTGGACAAGCGCAGCGTACCCAACAGGCTTTCGGACCTTCTTACGTCCACCCTTGTAGCCGTTGTACACCTCATGCCTGAAGTTCTCTTTGTCACTGAGGGCGACGATCATATGGTCAGTGCAGTGGTTCTCCTGCAGGTCCTCGACGAGAGACATGAAGATAGCCTTGGCGTCGTTGAGGTCAGTCATGAGTGACCAGATGTCGTCACCCCAATCTATCTCCTGCTCTGCAGCAGCCGCTGCTCGATAGAGGTACAAGTCGCCGTCAAGAAGTAAGATCGGGCGGTCCCTCTTCTTCGTCGTCTTTGTACTGTTCGATTTTGCTCTGGATGAACTCATCGAGCTCTCCTTTCATTATTATGCCTTCTTTAGTGATTAGCCATTTGGTGCCGTATACGTCCTGATCGACGCATGTCGTAATCATGCCTTCGGACGCTAGAACGCCGACGTAAAACGCAGCATCTCTGGCGTATTGGCCTTTGATGGAAAACGGCTTGAGCCACGCTCGGTAAAGCACGGCAAGCATCGAGGCCATGTGCAGTGCAAACGCAGCCTCTTCAGCATCCTCAATGCGTCTCAGCCCATGTAGTTCCGACTTGATATTCTGAGGTGATGGGGAGGGTAAACTTGAAAGCCTCTCCGCTTTTTCTCGCCATTCTTGCAGTGATACTACTTCCGACATGCTCGGCAATCTCCTTGGTTTTGCAGGCGATCTGCACCTCGTCGTGTATCCATCCGACAATGTAAGCTTCACCTTGGGGGAACTGTTTGCGGAGCTCTCGATCAATGTAGAGAACCCACGTCTTGCAAAGGACTGCCCCTGCGCTCTGTAGAAGCTGTGAGAGGGCCTTGTGTTCACTTCTGAGGTACAGATGCCTGCCATCTAGGCCTATCAGGTAGCCCCTCTGAGAGGCTCTCTGCAGGTTCTTCTTAAGACGTGCAAAGGCAGGCACTGTAGCGTCAAAGGCTTTCTTCAAGGATCGTCCTTTGTTTGGACCACCGCCTGCGATTTCTCCAATGAGCTTGTCGCCACCGCCATAGATTAGCGAGTAGATAAATCGCTTCGCATCATCACGCGACGACAGGCCTGCAGCATTCTGGTTGTATGTGTGAATGTCACCTTCGAGGATCTGCTTGGTGTACTCTGGATCATTTAAGAAGAACGCAAGGCACCTGAGCTCTAGGCCACTGAGGTCTGAACCACAGAGGTGCCATCCGTCAGGCACAGTGAAAAGCTCACGGCACTCTTTGCCAAACGGCAGACGTGCTGCAGGCACCTGGGCCAAGTTTGGTCCTCGGTGGGCACTGCGCCCACTGATGGTGCCCTGTGAGATGATCGTGTGCCTTATCCTACCGTCGTCGTCGGTAACCTTCATCCAAGCCTGTGGCCCCTCAGCCAGTTGGCCTATGCGCTTCTGGAGTAAGAAGAACCGGGCAAGCTTTTGAGCCTCTGGGTAATTTAAGACGCCCAAGGTTGTCTCGTCGATCTGCGCCTTGCCACTAGGTGTAAACTTATCAGGCTGCCAGTCATACTTCTGGCGCAGGCAGTGTTCGATGTGTGGGCGGCTGTTCGGGTTGAAGACGACAGTGCGCTTTTTGATAAACAACTCGCCCTTCTTATAGCCGAGCGTCTTGTTGTCTCTCTTAGGGACAAACGGCTCTTCGACGATCCACGGTGGGAACAGGTCGTAAAGCTCATCGTTAAGCTCATGCCGCTCGACAGAAAGCTTCCTATAAAGCTCTTCTGCTTTCTCCCGGTCGAAGGTCCAACCGTTATTACCAATGTTATAACACACCTCAGCCATCTCGTGCTCTAAGGTGATGCAGCGGTCATCTATCTTTTCCTGCATGAGGTACTGATAGATCGTCCCAGTCACTGCAGTGTCCTGAATGCAGTACTCAAGCATCTCCTGAGAGAACTCTTCCCATCCGTCTTCGTAGTCGCCCTTCATGCACTGCAGGCGCAGGCCCCATGCCTTCAGGCTGTGTGATCCCCAGAGCTTCTTTGGTAGCTCCTGCTGTGCTGCGTCGAACTCGATGATGTGAGGCTTAATGAGTTGCGACAGGATCAGGGTGTCTGTCACCTTGGGCTGATTGGGGAGCGTGAGCACCCACGGATGCAGCTTCTCAATGACTTTGCTGTCGTAGCCAATCCAGTTGTGTCCAATGACTTCTTCAGCCGCGTAGAGGTCCTGAAGGCCTTCGTGCAGATTGGCTTGGGTGAAGCTTTGGACTTTGTTTGTGTTGTCTGCGTCTCGTAGGACCAGACAGTGAATGACAGAGACATCAGGCAATAAACCATCCGTCTCTATGTCGGCATAATACCGAGCCATAGGTGCTCTCCTCGTGTCTCGAATGTTGTGGATATTCAGTTTGTCAAAAGGCCAATGTTCAGAAATAAAAACTAAGGTTGGCCTTTCATGCTAAAACGCGAGAACCGATGAGGCATCCATGAGCCTACCAGTCTCTTTAGTGTACTGAAGCTGCCCTGCAGGGCCCACTTCGCCTGTGAAGCGGTTCTTGAGAACCACTAGATTTCTTAAGCCTGCCAGAGGCTCTTCTGTGTCGACCTCAAGGCCAATGCAGGTGTCTGACAGTTGAACCAATGAGTGAGACCCACGCATCTGGCTCAGGTGCACTTTGGCACCGCCCTCGTGTCCTGCCTCGCTCTGAGGCCGCTTGAGGTGAGACACCAAGACCAAGCAAATGCCAGTCTGCTGAACAAGCACTCGAAGCTCCGTCATGATCTGATCGATCAGCCGACGTTCATCTCTGACTTCACCTGTGAGACCGCTCACGAGGATCGAGACGTGATCCAAGAAGACAACCTTACAGTCTAAGGCCTTCGCCATGTACATGATGCGGTTCTTGACGGTGTCCAAGTCAGTCGACCCGAAGTGATCATAAAGATACACGTCGCGCTTCGACGTGAGATCATCGAAGGCTTGCTCGATGTCTTCTTTGGACGCTGCCTGTGGGTCAATCACAATGTTCTTACCCATGTGTAAACCGACGAGCCCCTGCATGGTGCGTTTGGTTGTCTCTTCGAGCATCATCATCCCGACATTGTGACCCTTGCGGTGCAGGTGGTATGCCATCTCTCGAACTAAAGTTGACTTACCGACACCAGAGCCTGCAGCAAGCGTCACCAGAGATGCAGGCTGCATTCCCAAGGTAATCTCATTCAGTCTTGCGTAAGGGAAATCTAGGTCGCTGACAGTGTCAGCCTCAGCAATCCTATCGCGGAGCTCAGTTGAACTGACGATGCCGTCTGGGCGGTATTCTTTGGCCTGCCAAATGGCGTCTATGATGGCCTTGCCGTCGCCCTGCACAAGACACTCGTTGGCGTCCTTGTGGGGCAGTACAGCGATCTTAGCTTTGCCGGGGGGAAGAAGCTCCGCACACTCGATGGCTGCTTGACTGCCGTGTATATCTTGGTCGAACATGAGGATGACTTCCTCGAAACCTACGAGATAGTCGTAGTTTTGCCTTACTGCCTTTTTGGCGGCCTGTGCGCCATTCGGCAGCGACACTGTGGGCCACCATCTGTTTGCTCCCCCCGACGTTACTTGGGCTACGGTTAAACAATCGATCTCTCCTTCTGTTACGACAACCTTCTTGCCACTGGACCACAGGTGCGCTCCGAAGAGCGTCATCTGCTTTGCATCTCCAGTGATGGTAAAGCGTTTGTCTTTTGTCCTTACTTTCTGAGCGACCGCATTACCTCGGTCGTCTCGGTAGTTGGCAATGTGAACAGGCTCACCGTTCATCATGCCGATCTGGTAGCCAAACTTCCTGCACGTCTCCTCGGTGATCTTACGCGCAGCTAGGGCGCTGTATGACCCCTCGATGAGTGACGACATTGTCTTTGGTGTCGCTGCTGCTGAAGATGTTGAGCCGTCTCCATCGTCGCCGTATGCAGCGCATCCGAAGCAGTAGGTGTGGCCGTCGTCGAACAGCGCGGCGTTGTCCTTCGAGCCACAGACTTCGCAAGCCAAATGCGTCACGAAGTTACTGTTGCTCTCCTGTTGTTGTTGCCCCATGGGCGCTTCTCCTTTGTAATTGCTTCTAGGGGGTCGTCGTTGTCTTAGGCCTTGCTCTTGGCCTGATGCTTTTCGACGGCAAGTCAGTTACATCACAGGCGGCCATAGCGCCTCTGTCGAACTGATAGAGGTGGTCCTGATAGTCAGGCAGGGCGTCACTGCAGGCTTGTTGTGATGGAAACAGTATCTTGCTCTGGAGCCTCTCACCTTCGAGCGTGTATGTGAGGACCATGACGGTGTAGAAACTAAGCATCTCTTAGAGCTTCCTTTAGCCATTCATCTGGTATGAGCTTTTGGGCGTACTGGAAGCCGTGCTTGTCGCAGTACATGCCGTAGGTCGTGGGGCTTCCCTTGTAGAGCTTGCTTCGAGCGTTAGAGAACACGAACCTGATGTCGATCTCAGGGTGCTGCTGTTTAATCAGCAGGTGTTTCGCCCTGTCACCGACAGCCCAGATGCCCTTGGCCTCGATATAAAAAAAGCCCCCCGGCTTGGGGAGCTTGAAGTCTGGGGTATATCGGGTGTCTCTGGCAGGAACCGTATAGCCGATCTTGTCGGTCTCATACTGAACCTTAAGTCCGTGGCTCTCTATTTGCTCTGCTACGCGCTCCTCTAGACCCGATCTAAAAGTTAATCGCATCGTCGATGATAGGCTCAGGCTTTTTGCTGCTGCTTTGTGCAGCCGCCGCCTCTGCCGCATCAGGCATGTCGTCTTCTTCATGTGATGATGACGCAGTGTATCCACCCTCGACGGCCTCAAAGCCATCAGGCTTGCCACCTTCGACCAATGCGATAACTTGAACGGTGTTCAGTTGCAGGCTGATGCCTCGTTGGTTCTTGTTGACCTCGTAAGCTTTCACATTGCCATACGCTTGAAGCGTCGAGCCGCCCCAGACGTTCGGGATGTCTTTTCCGACGATGGGACTTCCTGCTGCATCAGTATACTTCGGTGGAAACTTGGACTTCATCTTCAAGATGACATTGCCAGTTTCTTCCTCGGTGTCGATAGGGATCGAAAGCTTCGATGGGTCCTCGCCGGGGAAGGCATCAGCGACGACACGGTCGACGACGGCCTTGATCTTCTCGGCAGCTTTGGGGTCCATGATTAACTGAAGCTTGTACTCGCCGTCTGCATTGAACGCAGTGTCAGGGCGATCTGGGTGTATCCAAGCGTACCGTGCAGTTCCAATGCCTGATGCAAATGGGTTCTTTCTGTTACTAATAGCCATCGTCTAATTCTCCTTATTTGTAGTCGATGTTGTCTTCGTCTGTGGTGGTGGTGGTGAGTAGTAGTGATCAACTTGCGCCGTTGGCTGCCGCATGTTTCTTGTCGATATCAACCTCGTAGGCTTCTTCGCTTGACCAGTCAGGTTCAAATCTCCAACCTGCAGCACGCCAATCAAAATGATCTTCAACATGTGGCGACATAGCACTTATGTGTTTCCATGAGGCTTGTATCGCTTCGCTCTCGCTAGATGCTAAGAACTCATGGGAGTAAGTGCGAAAGCACTCTAGAAACACTCTGTACTTCTTTTTCTCTTTAGCCTTTTCAGTCGTCATTTTGCTTCTCTCCTTGGTTTGCTGTAGTTAGTGTGTCCCTGATGCGCTCTGGTGGTTTAGGCCACTCGACGCCCCACTTCTTCGCTCTCTCTCGAAGTTCAGGGGTGGGTTCTTTGCCTGCCAAACGACACATCTTGATGTCGGACAGAACTCTCTCGCGCGGATGCATGTGATGCTCCGATCTTTTGGGTATATCTATGGGTGGACAGAATAGATTTTAACTGAAGCAGAACTCGCTGTCAGTTATGCTGCTGACACTTAAGTCACCCTTAGTCGGCACTGGCGGCAGAGGTGGTTCCACTGCAGTCCTTTGGTCGTCTAACTCGTTTCTGAAGTACGACAAGAAGCATGGTCCATCGTACTGCTGTACAAATGTGTTTCTCACGATCTGAAACAGCGGCCACATGTGGTCACACTGAGTGCCGAAGCTGTCGTGTATCATAAAGAAGTCTGTAACGTCATTATCGAGCATCGACAGTACCGTGGATTGCATGTGACATGCATCGAGGCTGTGGATCACGTTAGGGGCAATACCTGCCTTCATCTTGCGGCTGTCGATCTCCCAAGGGTTTTCCTCACGGATCGTCACCTGTGATCTGGTGCGCTTCTTAAGCTCACGATCCCACATGGCGATCTTAATCTTTCGACCAGTCCACTTGCGATATCTTTGGACGCATGGGAAGCCTATGGGCGTTCTCCATGAAACAACCTTGTTTTCTTTAGAGACCTCAGTGCAGCACTCCTGCAGGAACTCCATGGCCTTTGAGACAGACGCTAAGGTGTCCTGAATGGCGCTATAGTTAATCTTGGCGAGGTAGTAAGCAGCCTTCTCTTGTAAATCATCTTGACCAAATGGGTGCTCTTTGATCTCACCATAGACCACCTGTCTGCTGAGGTCCTTCATAAGATCTTCTTTTAGCTGATCCTTGAAGCCATAGATGTTACTGGAGTAACCAAAGGTCATCACGTTGCGCTTAACGTCCTTCCTGCCAATTCCATAGTCCAACCAAAGCTTCGCCAATGCAGGCTCTTTGGTTTCTGCTCGGAGCCTCTTGATGACCTCGTCAGCAACGTCCTGATAGACGTCGGCCATCATTGAGCTTGGCACAAGGTTGACCCTCGCAGCGTCATCTTCCGACAACATGAGACTGGAGTAGTGCTGCACGCCGCTGTTGGTGCCGTCTATGCTAATCGGCAGGTAGCACCTAAAGTCGTCTGGGGACGCCACATAGTCAGCTATGGCGTAGCAGGCGGCAAGAAACTGGAAGGGCTTGTCAGCGGACTGCCAGAAGTCCGTTGTCGTCTTGAAGTCATCAGCGACCGCCAGTATCTCCTGCAGGTGCTCCTCGGTCCACTGGATGCGGTCCTCAAGAGGCTTCTTGCTGATCTTACCGAAGTCCCCGGCGTTGGCCGCATGTATATACAGCCATCCGACGTTGTCAGACGACACCTTGCGCCCATTGGCAAACTGAAAGAGCGCCTTGACGTGATCGTCACGCTGATAATGGAAGTGACTGACAGGATACATGCGACCTCGCCAGTCAAAGTTCCATGGTAGATAAAACTTGTCGTACTCTAAGAGCTCCTTGGCTTTCGTCATGGTTTGCAGAAAGCCTGTCTTATCGCTTTTCACCTGCTGCACTTGCTTAAAGTAATTACGACGCTCTAGCACATAGCCCTTCTTTTGTTCTTTAGTGAGGCTGTCGAAGTCTTCAGGCATCTCCTTTTTCGTCGGTTCAACCTTAGTGGGAAACTTGGCGAATAAGCTGTCAGTCTCCCAACAGTGAACGACAGCCTCATAGATGCGTCTATTGATCGACAAAGGCGTCCTCTGAACGGCATTTAAGGCTTCGACATAGGGTGGAGTACCCATGCGCTTAAAGTCTTCCTCTATGAGCTTCTGTTGCTGTCTAGAGGCATGTTTCACTAGAGGAACTGAAGAGGCTAAGAAGGGGTCTAAGTAACAACCAGTAGAGAACGACGACCATGGTCTAGGTGGTACGACCATAGGACTATAGCAGGGCTCAAGCCAACTCTCGTCAAACTTATGCTGCTCCATAGCAGCCTCGGCCTCTTTAGTGAGCCGAATGAACATTCTAGTTTTACCTTTGAGTTCTCTAAATTCATACTTCTCGAAAACATCAGCGCCCTTTAAGATTGCATCAAGTACTGGGGCTCCTACCTGAACGCAGAACTTAGAGCTCCATTTGTCGACCTTAAAGCCCTCTTTGGCGGCGACATTACGAATAGATTTATAGCGGTGCGGTTGAGAACTATGGTTGACCACGGCCCTGTCGACAAGGCGCTTATGCATCTTCTTGTCGTGCTTCTTTAGAGCATCACTAAAGCACTCTATTTCAATACGACGACCAATGGTTATCAGTAGGCCAGTCCTTTGACGCTTCATCAAGATGCCGTCGAAGCAACTGTTGAGACCAATGTATGCTAACAGGTCTGTCGACATGTCCTTAAGTGTCTCGTGCCAAGCACTTTTAGTTCCGACACTAGATTGGTTCTTAATCGTTTCTGCAAGCTCTAAAGAGACTGCATCGAGAGCGCCAGAGATGATCTTATGTGGTACACCTTTGGCGCTCTCGGTCTTCATCTTACCGTCTCGATCAATGTATCTCTGACGGCCTTCTTCTAGTGCTTCCTGCTCTCGACGCATCTGAAGTGCGCTTAACGCAATAGTCATAGTCTAAACTCCCAGTATATCTATGGGTGGACATAATATAACCCCTTGAAAAGAAAGGGTTTTCCACCACGGTATTTTAGCAAAAACAGCAGTTAAATGGTTAAGTGTTCTGGTTCTGTTCTACTCCTTCACGTTTCGACATACAAGTTGTCGTTAGTTTAATTCATCAGCGCAGATGCTATGTCGGCTAATGCTTCTGGCTTCTCGTGCACATACTTCTTGGTAGTGCTTTCAGACCGATGCCCTAGTATCTTACCAATCAGTATCGTGTTGACGTTCAGGTCGTTAGCCAAGTTGGTTGCACAGGTGTGGCGCAGGCTGTGAAACACAAAGGTTTCGTCGTTTGGCGCAATGTGCCTACGCGCTGCATCCCAACCATTGTAAAACGAGCGGTGCTTGTAGTGGTTCTCAGGCTGATCACCTAGAGCAGCAAGGGCCGCTCTGGCTTTCTCATTAAGAGGCACCCAACGCTCATCGCCGTTCTTGGTCTTCTCTAAATGCACCCACTCTTGAGAGCTCTCAGGAGCCTGCTGTGGGTGCCTTTTGATCATCGAAGGGGTCACCTTGCGGATTTCCCCTAAGCGCATCCCTGTGTGCACTGCAAGCGTCACAAAGTGCAGCATCCACGGACGATAGAAGTCACGGCTGAACCAGTCGTTAAGCTTCTCCATTTCGTCCTTGGTCATGTACCGTGGACGACCGTCGCCTTCGTCCTGCCAACTGACCTTGGGCGCATGTTCAATCAGGCGCATGTCCTTGGCTAGCTTAAAGATGCTGCTGAGTGCGGCGGTGTATCTGTTGACCGTCGCAGGTGCCCTACCATCAGCAAGCAGCGTGTCGAGGTACAAGTAGACATCAGACGCAGTGAAGGTCGAGATGTCACGCTTGCCGTATCCGCTGTAGCGACAGACCTTCTCAAGCTTCTTGAGGTTGTCCTTAAGCGTTCTGTCAGTCCAGATGCGGTGCGAGTGTAGTCGAATGAAATCTTCTAAAGTCATCTTCTAAGTCCTCTCTCTCTCTCTGTGTGTGTTACCAAGGCGGCTCTTCGCCCTCGAAAGAAGGCTTCCACGGAACGTAGGTGTCAGCCCTCTCAGGAACGCGAGGCTCCTGCGCTGTGTCTCCATCGTCGTCGTCTTGAGGAAACATCTGGCGCAGGAACGTCTGCAGGTCATTTGACCAAGCGATCATGCGTACTCCCAATCGTGACTGTTGTGGTAAGCTGAGGGCTGACCGAAGTAGTTGTCGAAGTAATCCTCGGTAAACACTGGTTCGATCTTGCGGCTCTCCAGAGCGCAGGCGCTGCACATCTCGACAACGGTGCGCCATCCGTAGAGGCGCTCCTCTTCGTAGCTGTAGCAGCAAGAACATGTGGGGGTCTTTGGTGTAGCTGAACGTAGAAACATCAGATCATCTCCTTAGTCGTCTTGTGATTAACAATGGGGTCAAAGATCGAGCGCTTGACGCGCACACGCACGTCTGCTGATGGGTACTCAACGCGCACCCACTTCGGGCCGTAGCTGAGACACTTGATGTGCCTCATGCCGCTGCCGAACTTGCTGATCTCATCTAATAGGTGGACACGGAATGATCTGCCGCGTAGGTCAGCCGCTTTTTTGCTGATTGCAATCTTGGCTGTTTTTGCGCGATGACGTCTCATGATGTCATCACTTTCTTGACGTGTGCAATCAGCGTGTCAACGTCGTCGTACTGCCACTCTTCGGTAATCTCGGACGTTTCGTCATTCTGCTCACAGAAGATGAATTGCTTCACTGATCCATCTTTGCGCTCATCAACATATTCAGCTAAATCAGGGTCTTTGTAATCAACCCAAATTACTAAGTGAAAACCGTGACCACCATCTTGCAACATGCAAGGTTGTGTATCGTTGTGCCATGAATGATCCTCAAAGCCATACTGACTTACGGCGGCAAAAATCTTGTCAAACGCTTCGCCGTTGTCGAAATCAGGAAATTCTCTCTTGTATGCTTTAAGGTGTTCTTGTGTTTCACCAGTCATCGTCTAAGTCCTCTCTAAGTTACTAGAGGGTCTTAATGCGATCTGTCCGATGACCTTGGTGCTTGGAGGCGAGTACCGGAATCGAACCGGTGTACACGGATTTGCAATCCGCTGCTTTGCCAAGGTCGGGACTTTCGCTGCCCTCAGTATTCATATAGGTAATCGGACCTTAGATTGCAAGGGTGCACTTTTAGAAAAAACACAGATCGAACCAATGAACGACCTGTGTTTCTTAAAGTCTGTCTCTTTTGTAAGCTACGGACAGTCTATTACTTATTGTTTTCAATATGTTAGCCTAAGTCGGCCCAGGTATCAGTTACCCTTGTTATAATCTTCAATAAACTCCTTTATTTGGAAGCCGGGGCAGGCTTTAGACGCATAAGCGTTATGACCGCTGATCTCTTCGATCTCTGGGTATAGCCCTCGTAAATCCTTCAGAAGCTTCATCAGAGCGTCTGCCTGCTCATCAGTAAAATGCTGCTCGAACTTGTCGTTTGCCTCAGAGCCAAAGCCGCCAACCAAGGCGACACCGATGCTGCTCTTGTTGCACCCTTTTGTGTGGGCTCCTGAGCGCTCGACAGGACGACCAAGGGCAACCGTGCCGTCTCTGTGGATGACCATGTGATAGCCGATGTCTGACCAACCGCGCTCTTTTGTGTGCCACCCTCTGATGATCCTGACGATATCACTGGCTGATTTCTCTTTGTTCCAGTTGGGGCGTGTCGCTGTGCAGTGGACAATCACTTCGTTAATCTGCCGCATCTTCTTTGGCTCTCTTTCTATTATTTACTAAGGTTGAAAACATGGAGCGGATGCCCCTCGATATCTCGCTTGGTGATGGCGCTAGCCAACCTGCGATCAGCAACAAGATGTACATCAGAGGTACTTCAGTGTTGTTGATGGTGAGCTCTTCGACGTCTCTCGTCTCGACAGGCTTGTCTAGCTCCTCGACACGGATCGTGGAGTTGTCACCTGCCTCGATGGTTTGCTGATTGGTTTGGACTGCCTGTGTGGCGTTCTTTGCTGCTTGAGTGCCCACGACATTCGTCTGGACGCCGGGGGCTCCACCACCGCCTGACAGGAGAGATACGGCTGATCCTAAGACGCAGCCACTGGTAGCTAAGATTACGACAGAGACTAGGAGTAAGCGCGTGCTTCTAGCGCTTGCTGTTGCCGAAGCCAAAGTACGCGGCCACGAGCCCACTAAGGGCGAGGTACTGGGTCATCAGGATGCTTTCTGCTGCAGCCATTCTGGCAGGGTCATAGAGGGTGCCTGCAGTTGTCAGAAGCATCATCACGAGGGCTGCCCAACACATATATCGTCGGTTCACTTGATACTCGTGCATATTAAAGTTGCTCTCTACTTGTTGTTGTTGGTCGGTCATTATTGAAGCTTACCCATGTAATACATTACGCCTAACAGACCGAACCCGGCGGTGAATATCACCAGTAAAAGGATGCAGCCCCATAGGAGTATCTGTTCGACAGTTTCTTGCTGTTTCTTTTTCTTTGCGGCTAAGTCTTTCTTCCTCTGTACTCGTATGTCCTTGCGTAAAGCGACGAGCTCATTCCAAGCTGAGAAACCCCTAGTGCTGATGACAATAGCTCTTAGCTGCTCCTCGATATCTTCAGCTTGCTTACGTTTAACGAAAGTGTCTAAGGCTTCTTCGTTAGCTGATGCAAAAGGACTGCTTCTTTTCTTTTCGTGATCTGACTTAGCTGTATCGATAGCATCGAATAGATTGCCTAGCTCCTTCGCCAGTGATGCTATCTCTTTGCCTGCAGCTATGCCTGCCTTGACGCCTGCGAATATCGTTAGTGGGTCCATAGGCTCTTAGGCGACCACGAAGTCTACCAACAGGCCTTCTTTGGTGGGATGCCTATGGTGCAAAGGATGGTAGGCATAAGGGTCTTCATGTCTGTATGTGTCTGCCTTCTTGTCTACAGCCGCATGTGTTTCCTGAACTCGAACTTCCTTGTCACTTTTGCCTTGCTCAAAGACAATGTTCTTGTGGGTATCAAAAGGCATCGAGGGCAGGGGGAAGTGAGCGACGAGGGTATTCTTCACCATAGGTTGGACCCCATGTTATATAATTATAGTTAGTCGTTATCTTAAAGTCTGGTCTTGACGTTAAGCCAGATGGCAGCACCAATGAACAGGATGGTGCCTGTGGTTATAATGCGGACTGCCGTCCTGACGGCCTCTCTGCGCGTGTTTCTCCATGCACTGATGAGGTCACGCATGTCCCTGACGTCAGCCGCTGCCTTCTCGTCATGAAGACCGAGGTGAGCTAATGCTTCCTTGGCTCCACGCTTGGCTGCTCTGTCGATGATGGCTTCGAGTTCTTCTTCAGATAGCTGCATCCTTAGTCAGCCTCTTTACTTTCTTCCAGTGAACCCGCCAAACGCAGCACGAAGGCCTCACGCCCGACCGCCAGTTGGTCAAGGTTAAACTGAGCATTTGCCAGCTTTCGGTCTAGGTCTTGGACATGATTTAACAGAACACGCTGCTCGTCACTAAAATTGCTCACATCATGCTCAACGTCATTGACTGTGATGGTGTTCTTTTCGTTTTTTGCCATCGTTAGTCTCCTTTATGAATTTGCTGTGATTGCCGCGTTCACCGCAGTCATATCTTCTGTAGTCCAGAAGTCCTTTGCCACCATTAACTTTAGATGCTCTACATTGCGTGACACAGTGTCAGTCCAATCGGCATCTTCCATGTCAGATGGTTTGCCAGCATTTAGCAGATCAACTGAATGACCCATTGCCGTGTAGTGTTGTGCAATTTCTTCTGTGGTGGGTGTGTCAGTCATTTGTTTCTCTTTTTCTGTCTAATATTACTTGGGGTTTGCATCTTTTATGGCTTTTATTTCAGCCTTCCAAGCATCAATACCTTCGTGATATATTTTATCTAGTTGATCCTCTATTGATGGATATGCTTCGGCTCTTCGCTCAGAATAAGTTATATCTGCTTCAACCTCAGTACGAGTTTTTTCACGTTTAGGTGTTGGCAATCCGTCTTCTAACGCAACTCCGTCATCAACCATACTATCATAGTCAGAATGAACAGCGATTGGGTTTGGAAACTGCTCTACTAATTCTGGGTCTAAGACTTTTGCCTTAATGTGGAGGCTTCCATCTTTTTTAAAATATAAATACTGCATGTTTTTTCCTTATGTGTCCAGTCTAGCCCAAGAAGTCCAACTAGTGTTGAAAGAGCGAACATACGTTGTAGTTCCTCCTAAAACTGTAGCAATCTGAGCAGTAACATTCCCACAGTTTCCAAAGACAACAACAGAATAGTAAGCGTAGGTAGGATTGTTACTATTACTGTTTTTAGAACGGTACATCCCTGATTTTTTAAGGTCGTTTAAATTTCCTACAAATTCTGATGTTCCTGCATAAAACCGAAGCGACTGAATATCACCGACGCTGTTAATATGGAACATAGGGTGGCCATCCCCATCAGACAGCACGATGTTGTTGCTTGAGGTGCGGATGTCTAAACTGCTGTTGGTAAGAAAGCCGTAGTTAGAGCCTTGGTTGCCGCTGTAGCCGCCGATGATGGTGTTCTTAGTACCTGTGCTTATACTAACGCCAGAGTTATAACCAATAGCGGTATTGTAAGACCCCGTTGTCACTGCAAGGGTTTGCATACCAACTGATGTATTGTATGACCCTGTGCTAACATTGCCCAAAGATTGGTAGCCTATGGCTGTATTTCTTTCTCCTGAAGTTATATCTTGTCCTGCAATGTTCCCAACAGCTACGTTATACTGACCTGTGGTGTTGTCATAAAGCGCCTGATAGCCCACAGCAGTGTTGTAAGATGCGGTGGTGTTGGAAGCTAATGCATTAGAACCAACCGCTGTGTTAGTGCCTCCTGTAGTGTTTGCATTCAAAGCACCATAACCCAAAGCTGTGCTATGAGTACCTGTCGTCATTCCTCCTAGAGATGAATTACCAACTGCTGTATTTGCACCACCAGTAGTGTTGGCATCAAGCGCAAACGCACCGACAGCTACATTGTTGCTACCTGTTGTGTTTGAAAGTAGTGCACGATAGCCAAACGCATTGTTTGATGCGGCTGTATTTGTATATAGAGCCTGATACCCAACTGCTGTGTTGGCAGATTCAGTGGTGTTGTTAGTTAATGCCTCTTGACCAACGGCTGTATTATAGCTGCCTGTTGTTGAGCTATATAAGGAGCTATCACCAACAGCAGTGTTGTTTGTTCCTGTTGTGTTAGAATACAAGGAGACATACCCCAAAGCAGAGTTGCGTCCAGTTGTATTTGAATAGTGCGCTTTATAACCGACAGAAGTGCTGTAACTTCCTGTGGTTGTAGAGTATGCAGCCTGATACCCCACAGCCGTGTTGTTTGATGCGGTGGTGTTGGAATATAACGCTTCGCCACCAATGGCTGTGTTAAAGTCACCTGATGCATTTCTTAGAGATACATCACCAACAGCCGTGTTACTACGGCCTGTCGCACTATCACCAGAATAAGAGCCAACAAAGACGTTGTAATCTGATGTGGTAAGAGATGTTCCAGCAGCATAACCAATCGCTGTGTTTCGTGAGCCACCCGCTTGGATACTATCCAACGCAGTATTACCCAACGCTACGTTGTTTGTACCAGTAGGATAATCCCCATCCAGCTTAATCGTGCCACCATCGAATGACACGTTGCCAGCAACAGTTAAACCGTCCGTGACCGCTGTGCCAGTTACGTCAATACCTGTGGAGGTGGTTTCTATTTTATTCTGGCCCGCATAATATAAGTAAACCCCGCCACCATCATTTGCAGCTAAATAACTATTACTTCCAGAAGCATTACCAAGAACTAAGTTTGTTCCTCTTACATTGAGATTGCCCGTACCTTGGTCA